TAAAGAATTTGGACATATGTTAGTTGCAATTGCAACTGAATATAATAATGCATTACTTGTAGTTGAAAATGCTAATATAGGATGGAATACAATTCAAGTAGTAATTGATAAAGGTTATCAAAATTTATATTATTCACCTAAAGGAGACGCAGCAACAAATGCAGAAGCATTTTTAGCTAAAGGGTATGATATAACTGACACATCAAAAATGGTTCCTGGTTTTACAATGTCAATGAAAACAAGACCATTAACAATAGGAAAATTAGACGCTTATTTAAGAGAAAAATCAGTAATAATTCAGGGACAAAGAACAATGGAAGAAATGCGTACTTTTATTTGGAAAAATGGAAGAGCAGAAGCACAATCAGGATACAATGATGATTTAGTTATGTCTTTAGCAACAGGATGTTATGTAAGAGACACAGCATTAAAATTTGCACAACAAGGGATAGATTTAACAAAAGCTACATTAAGAAATTTAGGAAAAAGCTCTCCAGGTATTTATACTACTGGTGGAGTAAATAAAAAAGATGCAGGTTGGACTCAAGATATGGGAGACCTTGGACAACAAGATTTGACTTGGCTCCTTTAATATATTTATAATAAATACAAAAGAATGGCAGATACTAGTTTATTTTCAAGATTACAACGTTTATTTTCAAGTGATGTAATCATACGAAATGTCGGAGGAAAAAGACTTAAAGTAATGGACACAGGTAGGATCCAAAAATATGGAAACCTAGCTACAAATTCACTTTACGATAGATTTACGCGTTTACACAAACCTGTAGGTTCATCTTTACAATATAATCCTACACTGAATTATCAGTCAATGCGACTTCAGCTTTATAGTGATTATGAAGCAATGGATCATGATCCTATTATAGCTGCTGCATTAGATATTATGTCTGATGAAACAACTTCAAGAAATGAATACGGACAAGTTCTAAATATCCAATCAGCTGATGAAAATATTAGAAAAGTATTACATAATTTATTTTATGATGTTTTAAATATAGAATTTAATTTAGCTACTTGGATTAGAAATATGTGTAAATATGGAGATTTTTATCTTAAATTAGAAGTATCTGAAAAATTTGGGATATATAATGTTATTCCTCTTTCAACTTATGAAGTAGTAAGAGAAGAAGGAACAGATCCAGAAAATCCAGCATATACTCGTTTTACAATGGATCCAAATGGTTTAGCTTCAGGTGCTACTAATACAATTAGAAGAGATCAATTCCAATTAGAAAATTATGAAGTTGCCCACTTTAGATTACTTACAGATTCTAATTATCTTCCTTATGGTAGATCTTACTTAGAACCATCTAGAAAAGTATTTAAACAATTAATGTTAATGGAGGACGCTATGTTAATTCATAGAATTATGAGAGCACCTGAAAAAAGAACATTCTACATTAATGTAGGAGCTATACCGCCAGAACAAGTCGAACAGTTTATGGCTGAAACAGTTAATAAAATGAAAAAAACACCATATATTGACCAAAATACAGGTGATTACAATTTAAAATATAACATGCAAAATATTACTGAGGATTTTTATATTCCAGTAAGAGGTAATGATAATTCAACTAAAATTGAAACAACTAAAGGTTTAGAATATGATGGTACTCAAGATATTGAATACTTAAAAGCTAAAATGATGGCTGCCTTAAAAATTCCTAAACCATTCTTAGGTTATGAAGAGGGAGTAGAAGGAAAGTCAACATTAGCAGGTATGGATGTTAGATTTGCTCGCACAGTTGAACGTGTTCAAAGAATTGTAGAATCAGAATTAACTAAAATTGCATTAGTACATTTATACTCACAAGGTTTTACAGATGAACAGTTAGTTGACTTTTCATTAGAATTAACGACACCCTCTATTATATATGAACAAGAAAAAGTAGAATTATTTACAGCAAAAACAACAGTTGCTGGAGATATGATTGACAAAGGTTTATTTTCAAAAGATTGGGTTTATGAAAATGTATTTGGATTGTCTCCTGACCAGTATGAAGGAGAAAAAGACCAACAAATTGTTGAAGCTTTACATAAATTTAGAATGTCACAACTAGAAAATGAAGGAAATGATCCTGCAGAATCGGGTATATCATATGGTACACCCCACGATTTAGCTAACTTATATGGTAATAAAAGAGACAAATCAGTAGGTCCAGCACAAGTACCAACGGGGTATGATGAAAAGGAACCAGGTAGACCAGTTGAAAAACCTCAAAATTATGGTTCTGATAAAAGTAACTTTAGTAGAGATCCATTAGGTAAAAAAGGACAATCATCCCCTAAACCAGAAAAACCATCAGATGGGAATAAAGTTTCTACATTTGAAGCTAAAAGTCTTAAAAAATCTCTTCAAAAACTTCGTAATAAAAAACAAATTTTAAAAGAAGAAGATAACAATGGAATGTTATCTGAAAAAAATATTAAGTCTTAGAAATAGTCTTATATTTATATACGATAAATTCGAATTTATAAAACATGAAAGTAAAACATTCTAAGTACAAGAATACTGGAATTTTATTTGAACTCCTTACTAGGCAGTTAACTTCCGATACTATTACAGGAAATCAAACAAAATCATTGTCCTTTTTAAAAAAACATTTTAATTCTAGAACAGAATTATTAAAAGAGTATAAAATATATCATACTTTAGCTACACAAAAGTATAATAAAGATAGTCAAGCTACAATGTTAATTGATACATTGTTAGAAGCACATGGAAAATTAAATAAAAGTCAGTTAAGAAGAGAAAAATATAATTTAATTAAAGAAATTAAAGATACATACAATGTAAATAATTTTTTTAAGGCAAAAATAACAGATTATAAAATAATGGCATCTATTTTTAACTTATTAGAAAATAAAGAAGCTACACCATTATCAATAGTTAATTCTAAAGTAACTATTTTAGAACACATTACTAAAAAATCAACTACATTAAAAAAGAATACTGTTTTAGAAAATTATAATAAACAAGATAAAGATACTAGATTACTTACTTATAAAGTTTTACTTGAAAAATTTAATGACAAATACAGCAATCTACAGGATAATCAAAAAACACTTTTAAAAGAATATGTTAACAGCGTTACTAATAGTCCTTCTCTTAAGTCTTATATCAACCAAGAAATCAAAGAAGTTAAAAAAACAATTACAGGATATTCTAAAAAAGTTGAAGATAAAGCAGTAGCTATTAAATTAACTGAAACAAAAAGAATGATTAAACCATTATGTAAAAAAACGTCTGTAAATGATGATAATGTTATTAACTTACTTAACTATTATGAATTAGTAAATGAGTTAAAAACAATCCATGGTTAGTCTTACAGACATATATAATATAAAAGAATCATCTTTTAGTGAATTAAAAAAAGATAGAGATCCTGCTAGAGGAAATAAAGGCAAAACAGATACAAAAGATTTTTATTTTGTAGATGAACCTGCAGACCCAGAAACAGGACAAATAAAGTCAAAAGTAGTATATAAACGTTCTTTTGAAAAAATGACAGCTGATTTAGAAGCAGAAGCAATAGATTTAAATAAACTATCAGAAGATAATCCGGATGATATGGTATTATTTAACATATCAGAGGAATTAAAAGAACTATTTAATAAATTTAGAACGCACGTTAGAAAAAAATATAAAGATGAGTAAACCATTTAACATACACGATTGGCAAGCTAAACAAAGACAACAACGTTTAACTGAAAATGATGATGCTTACCAAAAAAGACAGGATGATATGACTCCTGGTAAAAATCCAGATTATTTTTATGATGATAATTTTAAAAAATTAAAACAAAAATATAGTGGGGCTCAAGGTTCAATGGATAATGCTGATATCCAATCTTTACAAAATTTAGTTCAAAAATATAGTTTAGATAAAATATTAGTTACTTTAGGAATTGTAGGAGACAGAGCATTACCAACTCGAGGAGAGGATATGAATGAAAGTTTAAATCCAGAAGTATCTAGAAGTTTAGATAAGTTTATTAGAGCAATGGCAGATAGATATGATTATACTATGCAAGATGCTGTTTATGCTATTATGGCTGCTCTTAAACAAAGAAATTATGAATTCATAGATGAACACCATGCTGGTGATTATAATCCAGGCTTTTTAAAACAATCTGTAAGTACATTTTTAGATAAATTAAAGAAAAAAACAGACGAAGGACCAGATTACGAAACAGTAGAAAAAATAATGGAAAAACATTTTTCTGCTAAAAAAGCAAATGAAGCAAGTACGGTAGGTACAGGTGTTTTATTTAAAGCAGGAAACAGTATGGCTCATTTAGGTAAAAAGAAAAAAGACAACTAATATGTTATTACAAGAATACAGACCATTTAAAGTAGACAAACAATTAGTTGAATCTTCTATAAGAGAAAATAAAACACTAATAGTTACAGGTAAACTCCAAGCAGCAGATACAAAAAACCAAAACGGTAGAATATATCCTGAAGGCATTCTTAAAAGAGAGGTTGAAGCTTACATGAAAGGTCCTGTAGCAGAAAATAGGGCAATGGGTGAATTAGACCACCCTGAATCATCTGTAATTAATTTACAAAATGTTTCTCATACAATTAAAAGATGTTGGTGGGAGGGTGATTCAGTAATGGGTGATGTTGAAGTATTAAATACTCCAGCAGGAAATATATTAAAAGCATTATTTGCCTCAGGTATTACAGTTGGTATTTCATCTCGTGGTATGGGTTCAGTTTCAGAAAATTTATCTGAAGGTACCGTTGAAGTACAAGATGATTTTGAATTATTATGTTGGGATTTTGTTTCAACACCATCAACACACGGTGCTTTTATGACTCCTAAAATAAGTATAAATATTAATGAAGGTAAAAATCAATTACCAGAATACAAATATACAAATGTAAATAACATAATTCGCGATATAGTATGCGATAACACAGGAATGTGTAAATGTTAGTCATGAACAATTAACTGTTCATTTCCCAAAAACTTCCACGAAAAAACGTGGGTTTTCCAAAATCAAGTTATATGTATGTCAAGCAATAAAGGTTACAAAACAATTAACTCCTATGAGAGACTAAACAACATAAAGTACTAAATGTACTTCAATAGCACAAGAGTAGTAGTCAGCTACTCCTGTTTTCAATTAAAACAATTATTAACTAAAACAAAAATTATGAAAAATTTAATTATGACACTTGCTGTAGCACTATGCACAACGTTTGCTGCATCAGCACAATTTATGGTAGTTACTACTGTAAACACTCCTGATAGCGATTTAAACGAAGAATGGGGTACAACAAATTTTACTGACAATATGGGTATCGGATACATGGTAAACGATAAGTATGTTGTTGGTATGGTAAAGGCAGGAGAAGACGCTGAAGGCGAAACTTCTTACGACCTTTGGGGCCGTTACAACTGGAATGCAAACATGTATGTTTCAGTTCAAGCACCAACAGAAGAAATGATGGACAACTTAACAGTTGGACTTGGTTATTCTTATGATGTGTGGAAAGGGCTTTGCGTTGAACCTAACTACAGTATGGGTTTAAAAGAAGATGAAGCAGGTGAAAGAAATGGTTCTTTTAACTTAGGCTTGTCTTACAAGTTTTAAACTTAGTATTAATTAAAAAAGACCTGGTAACAGGCATTAAAAAAATGGAAAAAGTATTTTCAACAGTAAGTGGATTTTTAGGTGGATTAGCGTCATTATTTATGGCTTTTATCCCTTTAACAATCCTTTGGTACGTTTTAACAGGCGGATCAGTATTTGGAATGGATGTAATCGCTAACCTAACTGCATTAGTAGATGGATTAGGTAATGGTGGTTTTGTAGGACTAATTGTATTAGTTCTTGTAGCATCATTTTTTACAAAAAAGTAATAGTTTTTTAACATATTTACTAAGAGAGGCGCTTCGGCGCCTCTTTTGTTTTCTATTTTTTTGTTATATGTATGTTAGAACATACGCGCTTCCCAATAAGCCGTCCCTGATTATTTATAACCCTATTAAGGATCCTAATATCCTTATTTCCCGTACAATTTATTAACGAGACTCGAAAGAGAAAAAACTAAAAAAAATGGCAAAAGACATTTTAAAAGAAGCTATCGCTGACGCTAAGGCAGTTCGTGAAGTTGCTCTTGCAAATGCAAAGGCCGCATTAGAAGAAGCTTTTACACCAAAACTTCAATCTATGCTATCAGCTAAATTATCAGAAACTTTAAATGAAGAAGAAGAAGATTTAGATGAAAATTATATGGATGAGGAAATGGACGAAACTATGGACGAAATGGACATGGATGAGGAAATGGACGAAATCACAGGCATGGATGAAGGAGATTTTGGAGAAGGAGCTGATTTAGATGAGGAAATTGATTTGGAAGAAATTCTTAATGAATTAGAATTAGAAGAAGGCGAAGTAGAAGAAGAAACAGTCGATGAAGCTAAAGACATGGATGAAGAAACTATGGATGAAGCTAAAGACGACGAAGAAGACAAATTAGACGAAATGGAAGTTAACTACAAAGCAGAAACAGCTAACCGTGCAGGTTATAAAGCTGAATATGTTCATGAAGGAAACGAAAATTTTGACTTAGATGCTCTTCTTGAGGAAATTAACAATTTAGACGAAAACGAAGACGAAGTTAATGAAGGTGACGTAGATGAATTATCTAGACTACAAAAAATTGGAAAAGCTGCAGGTGATGCTATAAGAGGTACAACAGGTGGAGTAGGATCAAAATCTGGAGATTTAGTACCTTTAGAAGGAGAAAGCTTTGAAGACTATCAACAAAGAGTTCCAAACTCACCTTGGATTAAATGGTTTATGGCGGATGACGCTCGTATTAAAGCTAACTTTTCTGAAGGTGCTTCTGTATATGAAGAACTTGAGGAAACTCAATCAGCTTTAGAAACAGTTCGTACTGAACTTAACGAAGTTAATTTGTTAAACTCTAAATTATTGTATGTTAACAGAATTTTTAAAGCAAACACTTTAAATGAAGGACAAAAACTACGTGTAGTTGAAACTTTAGACAAAGCTGAAACTGCTAAAGAAGCTAAGTTAATTTACGAAACAATCAAAGATACTTTCAATGTTGCTAAATCAAAGAAAGCATCTTTTAAAACAAAAACGAAATCATTAAAAGAAGGTATAGGAATGGCTTCTAAAGCAGCTGGTACTAGTACCGCTCCTAAAAAAGAAATCATCTCTGAATCTAATAATATGGTAAATCGTTTCCAAAAATTAGCAAATATTAAAATTAATCAATAACTAAAAAAATTTACAAAAAATGGACAACGTAAATAATTTATTAGAAGGTGCTTCTCCTTATCAAGTTCTTTCCGAGCAGTCAGCTAAATTAGCTACTAAATGGAATAAATCAGGACTTTTAGAAGGAATAGAATCTTCTACAGAAAAGAACAACATGGCTATGTTGTTAGAAAATCAAGCTAAACAGCTTGTAAACGAAGCTAGCTCTACAGGTACAGATGCATCTATTGCAACTGGTAACTCTGAAGCGTGGGCAGGTGTAGCTCTTCCCCTAGTAAGGAGAGTATTTGGTGAAATCGTAGCTAAAGATTTAGTATCGGTACAACCAATGAATTTACCAGCAGGATTAATCTTTTATTTAGATTTCCAGTATGGTTCACAAGTAGGATTTAAAGACGCAGGAGAATCACTTTATGGTGCTACTGCAGATCTTAAAAGAACTGACGGTGGTTTCACTAAGGGTCTTTATGGTGCAGGAGAATTTGGATATTCATCTGCAGTAACTTCATCAGTAATTAACTTTGGTACTACAGATTCAGGAGATGTAACACATACTGATGTATTTGGAACAGGTTCAGCTGATTTCTTAGGAATATTAAATGGTGATACTGAATTTTCAGCTTCAAACGCAGGTAATTTTGGTGCAGCATCGGGTAAATCAATTGTAAGATTAAGTTTCCCAACATCATCTTTAGTTGACTTTGATTCAGAAGGAATTAGAGCATTCTCTGCTTCTGGTGTTACAATTACAGATACATTCCCTCAGTTTACAAGATTAAGAAAACACGTAGTTGATTTCGTAGTTAAATGTACTGCTGATACAGATATGCAAGGTGTTAAAATAACTTATACTAAAGGACCAGATAACTTAAATGATAGAGGTGACTTTGAAGATACTTCTTTTGATGTTGGAACTCCAGGAATTTCTATCCCTGAAATCAACGTTCAATTAAGATCTGACACAGTTTCTGCTAAAACACGTAAATTGAAAGCACAATGGACTCCTGAGTTTGCTCAAGATCTTAATGCTTATCATTCAATTGACGCTGAAGCAGAATTAACTTCAATCTTAAGTGAGTA